TCTCCGTGTGAATTGGTGGCCCTCACAACAAATTGGTAGATTCGACATCACCATTGTGGGCATCAATGTAGAAATGGACACAATCAAACTAACTGATAGCCAATTTACCAGAGCCGCAGTCTATTGCGCCTTGGGCTATTACATATATCCTCGTCTATCCAAGTTCGAACCAACCATGGATGTATTCCAAATGAAATTGGACTACTACAAAAAAATGTATGCGGAAGAAATTGACATGGTGATCCGTGATGGAGTTGAATACGATCTGGACAGCAATGGCATCGTCACTGACGCAGAAAAAACTCCACAATACTTCCTCCGCCTAAAGAGGTAAAGTATGAGCATCCGTGAAACTGTTATAGAAAACATCATTGATGTTCTCAAGGACATGAATGACCCCAAACCCATTTTGGTCAGTCGTGAACCTTTTGATGTTGAAAAACTTGCAATAAGCCAATATCCAGCCATCCTGGTGCAGAGTGGCCCTGAGACTCGTGTAGATACTTCTATGCGTGCCAGAACAGGACAGATCAATTATGTGGTTCGTGCCTTTGTGCGTGGCAACGAACTAGACAAAAAGAAAAACCTAATCATAGAACGCATTGAAGAAACACTGGACACAGATCGTCTGCGTGGCACCACAAATTTTTCAATGAGAACACAGGTGGTGAGCATTTTACCAATAGATAGATTGGCACCATTAGGTGAAGTAGTGATCACAGTTCAAGTAGAATACAAGTACGCAAGGGGAACAACATGAGAATTGAAATAACAAAAGCAGGTGAAACTCAGTCAGTGAAAGAGGACCGCCTGCAGAGATTTTTGGAACAAGGGTGGCATTTGACTGCTGAACCTGCGCCAAAAATAGTCAGTGGTTCCAAGGCCAAGGTCAAGGCAACTGCTGATGTAATAGAGAAGGACGATCCTGATTGGGATGACCAATGGGAAGCACCTCTCGTATCAATGCCTTCACCTTCTATCCATCAAAAGCCAGAAGATCAAGGCAACGAAAATGCCAACCAATAACCAATAGGAGAATATTATGGCAAATTATCAAGGTAATAATGGTCAAGTAAAAATCAAGAGTGGAGCCGACACGTTGACCGCAGTCGCAGATGTCCGTTCTTGGAGTGTCACAGTCACACGTGAAGTAGTTGAAAATACTGCCATGGGTGATGACTTTAGAAAATATCTAAAGGGCACAGGCAGTTTCACAGGCAGCATGGACATTGTTTACAACGACAGTGAAACTGCTGTGGTGGCCACTTCAATGAATCCAGACACAGATGCCGCAGTCACAGTAGAGTTCTACGGTGATACTGCAGACGGCACCAAGTTTGTGGGTGAAGTTATTGTAAACAGTTTTGCTGTGACTGCTTCATATGACGGTCTAATGACTGCCAGTATCAGTTTCACAGGAACTGGTGCACCAACAGTCACTAACTGGATATACTAATTGAAATTCACTTTGGATTTTAAGGATCAAGACAAGGCACTGGCCTATCTGGAACAAGAAGTTAAACGGTTCCGAGGGCTGGTGTCTGACACTTTCAAATCCGAAGTGGTTCCAAGAACGCCCATAGACAAAGGTCGTGCTCGAAGTGGTTGGCAACAACGACAAGAAGGCATGACTCAAGTTATCGAAAATCGAGTTCCTTACATTGAACAATTGGAACGAGGTAGAAGCAAACAGGCCAGCAATGGTTTTGTAAAACAGGCAATGACAGCCACAATTATTAAAACTAAAGGAAGAATCAAATGACAGATACCGTTGAACAAGCAAAAAAGAAACCCGCAATTGATCTAGTAAAGAAACACTTTCAAGGTCGCATAGCAGGTGCCCTAAACAAGTATCATGTGGAACCATGGGGCTTTGATGTTTACTACAGAACAATTACCAGTCTTAGACAAGAAGCCAAAATTGTAGAATTGTCTACACAAGGCAAAACAGTTGAGGCATTGGTTGAAGGCATACTCTCCAAGGCACTGGGAGAAGATGGCAAGCCATTGTTTCATATGAGTGACAAGTCAGTGTTGATGAATGAAGCAGATCCACAGGTGATCCTAGATCTCAGTCGTGTGTTAAACGGCAGTGATTTACCTTCTGTGGAGGATGCAGAAAAAAACTAATTAGGGACCGGGATCTTTGGTTTATGCTGTTTCTGGCCAAAGAACTTGGTAAGACCTTGGAAGAGATATTGGATATCAGCACATTGGAATTTACACTTTGGGCAGCCTACTATCAACTACAAGGTAAACAAGACAAGCAAAGAATGAGGGCGAAATAAAATGGATGCAAGTATTGTCGTAAGACTAATAGATGAAACCAGAACAGGTTTCAATGACATACAAAGAAATCTCGCCTCTGTAGACAGCAGTTCCAAAACATTGACAAGAACAATGGATGGTTTAAAAACTGCTGCCGCAGGATTCGTTGCTGCCTTGGCCAGTGGCAAGATCATTGACTTCATTGACAGTGTGCAGACCATGGACAACAAATTAAAACTTGTTGAAAAAAGCCAAGGTGATGTCAACATTCGTTTCAATGAACTTTTTGATGTTGCACAAAGAACCCGAGCCCCTATCGCAGAAACTGTTGACCTTTACAGCAAGTTGGCACAGAACCAAAGTGTTGTAGGCAAGACAGGCGCAGAAATAACCAAAGTAGTTGAAGCATTCAATTTGTCTTTGGCCATCAGTGGCACCACAGGCAATGCGGCCAGTGGTGCTATCACTCAATTTGCACAGGCCATGCAGAGTGGTAAATTGCAAGGTGACGAATTCCGTTCAATTGCAGAAGCAGTGCCCAAAGTGCTACAAGTTCTGTCAGATAAGACTGGCATTGCTCGTGAAGAACTAAAAGAATTGGCCAGTAAAGGTTTCCTCAATGCCAAGATTGTGGCACAGGCCTTGTCTGAAGGTTTGGACGATCTACAAAAAGAAATGGACAGAACCAACAAGACAGTTCGTGGTGCCATAACCAATATGACCAACGAATTTACCAAGTTGGGCAGAAGTTTCTTAGACAGCAGTGGCACCAGTGATGCATTGGTCAAGGCCATTGATCACATCACTGAGAACGCAGAAGATCTCATACCAATTATTAAATTGTTGGGCGTAGGCCTTGCCGCATTGGCTGTGGTGTTTGCACCAGTGACTGCGGCAGTGATTGCAGTCACAGTGGTTGTGGTGAAATTTGCAAAAGAAATTGCACCCATAGCCAGATTGATTTTAGATACATTTGGCAAGGCCATTGACTATGTGGTGCCCAAGATTGGCAGTATGGGAGCCGCACTCAAGGCATTGATCAATTTCAAAGATCCATTTGAAGCCTACCAAAAGTCAATGAAAGAGTATCAGATAGAAGCAGACAAGAGCAAGAGCAAGACTGATGCACTCAGCAAGAGCACACAGGACCTAACCACTGATCAAAAGAATGGTGCCGGCCCCAGTGACAAGATGAATCAACTCATGAAAGAAAATGGTTTGACCAAGGCATTGGCAGGTATAGAAACCATGAAGTTCAATGAGAAACTCAAAGAACAGATCTTGTTGGCAGGACTTGACAGTGAAGCCAAACAAAGACAGGCCTTGGTGAATGAAGGACTCAGTGCCAAAGCCAAAGACCTTAAGAAATCTGTAGAAGATCTAACCGACGCACAAAAGAAAGATGTCATAATGACTGTGGACAGTGCCATGGTCAAGATCAGCAAGGCCAATGAAGAATTAGAAAATCGCAAGAGGGTTTTCAAAGAATCAGTGGACCTACTAAGTCGTTTTGCTGATGAAAGCCGCAAGCAACAGAATACCACATTGACTGAAACAGGCAAGTTCAACAAAGACCTCACAGACATCAACAAGGCCTATGAAGCAGCCTTGATCAACAGCAAGGGCAAGACCACTGCTGAAATGAAACAGATTGAAACAGACTATCAGGCTGCCATGAAAGGTATCCATCAACGAGGACTCAACGATCTTTTCAACGATTACAAAAAATACACAGAAACCACACAGACCAAAGCAGAACAATTTACCAGTGAACGTGCCAAGATTGAAGAAGCCTATAGAATTGCACAACTGGACAAGAACAATCAGACCTTTGCAGAACAAACTGCTGTGTATGAAAAATATCAAACAGCCATTCAAGGTCTACAGGCCAAATACGGTGCGGACTTCAAGAAGGCAGCAGAAGACTTTAGAAACACAGAATTGACTGGCAGTCAAAAGTATTTGAAAGCCGTTGAAGAACTAAATTATGCCTACTATGAACAAGGCATCATCAGCAACAAAGACTACAATGACCTGCTCAAGAAAGCCAACAAGGACTTTGTGGACACCACAGTCAAAGACTATGGCAACCTTTATGGATTGCTACAAGAAAAAGTTCTGCAATGGTCAGGCCTAAGCCAAAAAGAATACGGCATTGTCAAAGACACATTCAAATTGGTATTTGGTGTTGACGTTGAAACCATGCTGAAACAGTTCTTTGCTGGTGCCATACAGTATGTTCTGGGCTTTAGAACATCAGCCACTGGAGACCTAAATGGTATTGGTGGTGTGCTGAGTGGGGTGTTTGGCAAAGGTGGCACAGGCGAAAGCAATGTCACAGGATTTGCCAGCATGGCAGGCACAGTGTTCACGGCCATGAAGGGCGGTGCAGAATACATCTTTAG